GCGACCAATCGACTCGGATTCCTTCTGGGGCGATGAGATCACGCCGCAGGATTTTAGAGATGAGCTGTATGCCGAGGCCGGCGACCTCACACTCTGGATCAATTCGCCGGGCGGCAACGTGCGCTCAGATAGGGCGTTGTTAAAAGTAGCTTAAGGTACTACGCTGTAAGATAACGCAGCAGCCAACCTGCCTAACCGAAAGGCGAAAGCTGATACGGGAACATAGCACGGCAGGAAAGCGGTAAGTTGCCTAAAGGCATTCGGGCACGACTGAACCGCAATGGCAAGTGGATATGAGGATAAATCTGGGTTTGGTGAATGTGAGTTTCCAGTGTCCGTTCCCGGGTGGAGAGAAGAAAGTGCCTGAAACTTCTCGCTTGAAGAACAATAATGTAAGTTACCGATTATTGTGTTGTCAGATACTTCAAGCCACGTGCAAGAGAACTTGTGCAAACGAAACGAAAGCATATCCGACAATCCACAACACCTATTAACAACGCTAACTGAGGATTACCTAAATCGGAATGACTGAAAAGTCTATGTGTAATACCGAAAGGTGATAAATTTCAAGCCGTGAAACGCAAGAAAGATGACACTGAATATCCGACAGGGTAACGGAGTCTCCATAGTAGTCCGAGGACGGTAACGCCGTCTACATGGCGAAGGGAGACAGTTTGTGTGTACCAAAATCAAAACTTGATTAGAGAGGAAAGCCTCATATGAATTCAACAATAGAGATTTTGGCGAGAATCAACGAAAATTCCCTAAAACATCCCGACGAAGTATTTACACGCTTGTACAGATATTTGTTGCGAGAGGATATTTATTTTATCGCATATAAGAATCTGTACGCAAACAGCGGCGCAGCGACCAAAGGAATAGACGATGATACAGCAGACGGGTTCAGCGTGGAATATATTCATTCCATAACCGAAAGTTTGCGGAATGGTACGTATCAGCCAAAACCCACACGAAGAACCTATATTGAAAAATCCAATGGGAAAATGCGCCCGATTAGTATTCCTACTTTTACGGATAAATTGGTGCAGGAAGTCATGAGAATGATTTTGGAAGCGGTATATGAGCCGATTTTCTTAGATGTTTCACATGGGTTCAGACCTAACAGGAGCTGTCATACAGCACTGGAACAAATCAAACACGAGTTTACAGGAGTAAGATGGTTTGTTGAGGGTGACATTAAAGGCTGTTTTGACAACATTGACCATGAAACACTTGTCTCCATTGTGAACCGCAAAATCAAAGACGCACGATTTATCCAACTCCTTTGGAAAATCCTGAAAGCCGGATATTTAGAGGACTGGAGATACAACAAAACATTCAGCGGAACGCCGCAAGGCGGTATCATTTCCCCGATTCTTGCTAATATTTACCTGCATGAATTGGACAAGAAAGTAATGGTAATACGCCGGAACTGTTATAAGCCGCGAGAACGCGCATACACTCCGGAATACTCTAAATTACAGCATGAATTACGCGCAATTAAAACCAAAATCAGCCGTGCAGAGGGAGAAGAAAAGGCAGGGTTGATAAGGGAACTGAAAGAAGTCCGTAAACGCCAGAGAAACACGCCTTGTGTTTCACAGACAGATAAACGCCTATCATACGTCCGCTATGCAGATGATTTTATCATTGGTGTAGTCGGCAGCCGAGAGGACTGCGAACGAATCAAACAAGAATTGACAGAATATGTTGCAGAAGAGCTAAAAATGGAACTGAGCGCAGAAAAAACGCTCATTACACACAGCAACAATAAAGCGCGGTTTTTAGGCTATGACATTCGAGTGCGCAGAGACAGTAAGGTAAAAAAGACTAAGGCAGGACGTAAAGTCAGAACCCTGAGCAACAAAGTAGAACGCACAGTTCCCATAAAAGACAAAATTGAAAAATTCCTTTTTTCTCACGGTATTGTCTACCTTAAAAACGGGAAACTTACACCATGCCACAGAGATAGATTGCTGCATTTGACAGACCTTGAAATAGTGACCGCATACGGTGCAGAAATCAGAGGCATTTGTAATTACTATAATCTTGCCAGCAACTACTCAGATTTGCATTACTTCTGTTACCTTATGGAGTACAGTTGCCTGAAAACACTTGCCGCAAAGCATAGAACGAGTCTGAAAAAGATTCGGAATAAATATGCCAACGGTAAGAGCTGGGGTGTACCCTATGAAACCAAAAAGGGACAGAAAATCGCAGCACTTCCCACACAAGCAGACTGCGCAAATGTCAAGAACGGAACGGATACCATTCCGATATTGACAATACAACATCTACACAGTCGTACAAAATTTGAGGACAGGCTTAAAGCAAGAAAATGCGAACTCTGCGGCAGTGAGAACAGCGAGCATTACGAGATTCATCACGTAAACAAAGTGAAAAATCTCAAAGGGAAAACACTCTGGGAACAAATTATGATAGCAAAAAAGCGAAAAACGCTTGTGGTATGTCGGGAATGCCACAAGAAGATTCACGGGAAACAAAGTTGATTGAACGCAAATGGAGAGCCGGATACTCTGAGAGGGGTAAGTCCGGTTCGGAGGGGGGGCTTGTGTAAACCTACTGTAGCAATACAGCAAGGCGACACTTGCCTACCCTACGTTTTCGCAGCAGCCGAAATTTACACGATGATTCGTGATTATCCGCACAATGTTACTGTCAGGATCGCAAGTATCGCTGCTTCGGCGGCATCTGTAATTGCAATGGCAGGCAATACCGTGCAGATGTCTCCGACTGCACTTCTTATGATCCACGACCCGTCCACCATCGCATTCGGCAATGCAAAGGATATGGAAAAAGCCATAGCAACGCTGAATGAAGTCAAAGAGAGCATCATCAACGCATATGCGGCAAAAACAGGTCTTTCCCGCAGCCGTATCAGCAAGCTCATGTCTGACGAGACATGGATCAATGCAAAAAAGGCGGTGGAGCTTGGCTTTGCCGATGTGATCCTCTTTGATGAAAAACATGAGCCGGACAAGAAGGAGGATGAGCCGGACAAACCGGACGAGCCTGAGAAGCCCGATGAGGAAGGCGGTGACGATGAGGGCGATGAGAAGGAAAAAGACAAAAAGCCGTTCAAGCTGGACACCGGCGATGCCCTTTGGGAGTACAGTACCCGTGTCATGGGACAGACCATACTGGGAAAGATCACCGCTTCCGCCAAAAACGAAGGTACAGACGACACTCCCGATGACAAGGCTGACACACAGAAACCTTCCGAAAAAGGGGTAACTGTCACCGTCACGGATATGCCTGTGATCGGCATGGACGGAAAGACCGCAGACGGCTCTATGCCGTATGAGATTCTGAAACAGCAGCTTGCTTTTATGAGATAAGCAGGCTGTATTTTTATGCAACACCGGATTCTATCCGGAGAAATGGAGAAAAGATATGAGCAAGATCATGGAACTTCGCAGCAAGCGTAATACCCTGTGGGAGCAGACAAAGGCATTCCTCGAAAAGCACCGTGGCGAGAACGGTCTCGTGGAGGCTTCCGCAGTTGAGCAGTACAACAAAATGGCCGGTGAGGTTCAGGCCCTCGGCGCAGAGATCGAGCGTCTCGAACAGCAGGCTGCACTGGATGCGGCTCTTTCCGCACCGACCAGCAAGCCGGTCACCAATGCACCCGGTACAAAGAACACACCGCCTGCAAATCCTACGGCTACTGACGAGTACAAGAGTGCATTCTGGGATATGATCCGCAACAAGGGCGACCAGCTTGCGGTCCGCAACGCACTCTCTGTCGGTGAGGACACCGAGGGCGGCTACACCGTTCCGGACGAATTCGAGCGCAGACTGATCCAGGCACTGGAAGAAAACAACATCTTCCGCCAGATGGCAACGGTTATCAAGACTAACAGCGGTACCCGCAAGATCCCTATCGCCAACGATACGATGGAAGCACAGTGGATCGATGAGGGTGAGGAGATCCCGGAGACCGACACCAGATTCGGTCAGACAACCCTCTCCGCATATAAGCTCGGCACAATGATCAAGATCAGCAACGAGCTTCTGCACGACTCCGCTTTCGACCTCGCATCGTATATCGCTGCACGTTTCGGTGTGGCAATGGGTAATGCCGAGGAGCGTGCGTTCTTCACCGGTGACGGCGACAAGAAGCCTCTCGGTATCCTCGATGAGACCGGCGGTGCAGAGCTTGGCGTGACTGCCGCTTCGCAGACTGCGATCACCTTCGATGAGATCTTTGATCTCTACTACAGCCTGAAGTCTCCTTACCGCAGAAACGCACAGTTTGTCTGCAACGAGACCATCCTGCTTCAGCTCATGAAGCTCAAGGACAAGAACGACAACTACCTCTGGAAGCCGTCTCTCGACATCGCAAAGCCGGATACGCTGCTCGGCAGACCCATCCGCACCTCTTCCTTTATGCCGGGTATCGCAAAGGGCGAGCGTGTTCTCCTTTTCGGTGACATGAAGAACTACTGGGTAGCTGACAGACAGAACCGCACCTTCCGCCGTCTCAACGAGCTGTACGCCCGCACCGATCAGGTCGGCTTCCTCACTACTCAGCGTGTGGACGGCCGTCTCATCCTTCCTGAGTCCGTCAAGGTTCTCAAGATGGCAGGCACAAAGGCAACCACAGGCGGAAATACAGGCGGTAACACCGGCGGCAACGGCTGATAATTCCCGGAACGGAGGTCAGCAATGAACCTTATCTCACTGCCTGAGACAAAAAACTACCTCCGTGTTGACCATTGTGAGGATGACAAGCTCATCCTCACTCTGATCGATACGGCACAGCGGCTCGTGATGGATGTGGGACGCATGAACGAAAAGCAGTTAGCGGAAAATGAGGAAACCTCCCGGCAGGCTATGCTGTATACAGTTTCGTACCTCTATGAAAACCGCAATACTGCTGATTATCATGCACTGACACTTACACTACGAGCGCTGTTGTTCGCACAGAGAGAGGGCGTGGTCTGATGGAAATCGGAAAACTGAATCAACGGATCGCCGTCCTCGAAAATCATTGTAAAAAGGATGCCATCGGCAACCACAAGGCACAGTGGGAGGAGGTTTTCTCCCTCTGGGCTTCTGTGACGGTCGGCAATACACAAGGCTCTGCATCTGAGGAGACAAACACCGGAGTCACCAGAGAGATACAGCGTATCGAGGTAACGATCCGGCAGACGCCGCAGACAAAGAAAATGGGCTCTACTGTGTACAGAATCCGGTTTGACGGCATCGACTACGATATCAAGGGCATTGTTCCGAATTACACATCGCAGGACTATATGAAGCTGATCTGCGAATCCCGAAAGGCAGGTGCGAAGGATGACATCTATTGACAATATGGCGGCGGAGATCATGGAAGGCTTGTCTGAATACGCTGAACTTGCTGATACAGCCATGAAAAAGGCTGTGCGGAAAACAGCAACAAAGGTCAAGAACGAGATTTCCGCCAATGCACCTGTGAAATCCGGACGGTACAAACGAAGCTGGACGGCGAAGAAAACCAGGGAGAACAGCCACACGCTGCAAATGACAGTTCACAGCAAGAATCGCTACCAGATCGCACATCTGCTTGAACACGGTCATGCAAAGCGCGGTGGCGGACGTGTAGCGGCTATCCCGCATATCGCTCCTGCGGAAGCACATGGTGAGGAACTGCTGGAATCGCTCATCAAAAAGGAGTTATCGTGACCTACGAGGAAATATCCGAGATGATACAGGAGATCGGGCTGCCCAATGCGTACCATCATTTCGCAGAGGGCGAAAGCCCGCCCCCTCCTTTTCTGCTGTTTCTGTCACCCGGTGAAAACACCTTCGGTGCAGATAATCTGATGTATATCAGCTTCAAGCGGCTGCATATCGAGCTGTACACCGATGAGAAATCCCCGGAAGCAGAAGAGCGTGTGGAGGAAGTCCTGCATCAGCACAATATCTATTACAAAAAATCCGAAACATGGATAGAGTCCGAAAAACTCTATGAAGTGTTATACCAATTGGAGGTATGAATATGGCTCTGAAGAAAAACAAGGTCAAATTCGGTCTGAACAAGGTTCACTGGGCAAAGATCACGGCATGGTCGGACGAGGGCGTTCCGACATTCGCAACGCCTGTCCGTCTTCCCGGTGCTGTTTCGCTGAGTATTGACGCAAATGGCGAGAACGACAATTTCTACGCCGACAATACGGTCTATTATGTTATCAACAATAACGCCGGCTACGAAGGTGACCTCGAAGTCGCTCTCATTACGACCGACTTTGCTACCGACATTCTCGGTGAACAGCTTGACAGCAAGGGTGTTCTCGTGGAGCGCAACGATGCCGAAACATCGCAGTTCGCACTGCTCTTTGAGTTCGACGGCGACAAGAATCACATCCGTCATGTGCTGTACTGCTGCTCGGCAAGCCGTCCGGCAACCGAAGGTCAGACCACTGAGGAGAGCAAGGAAGTCAAGACCGAAACGCTGTCTCTGAAGGCTTCTGCACTGCCTTCCGGTCTGGTGAAGTCCAAGACCTGTGAAAGCACAGACGAGACCACCTACAATAACTGGTACAATGCCGTCTATATCCCGACGGCGGCGACCACCAACAACAGCACCGGCACCCGCTCGGCAAGCGGCACTAAGGGCGGCAGCACAACCGCAGCAACTACAACTGACTGATTACGGAGGAGAAAGCAATGGCTATCAAGAAAATCATTACTGTTGACGGTATCGAGGTTCCTTTCAAGGCGAGCGCAACACTGCCTCGCCTTTACCGTGCGAAGTTCCGCAAGGATATCTTCAAGGACTTTTCTGCGCTGAAGGATTCCGTGGATGAGAGCGATGAGGAGAATTCCGGTCTCGGCATCGAGAGCCTTGAGGTATTTGAAAATATCGCATGGACAATGGCGAAGCACGCTGACCCGGAAAATGTGCCGGACAGCCCCGATGAGTGGCTCGAACAGTTCAACACCTTCTCCATCTACGAGGTGCTTCCGCAGCTCTTTGAGCTGTGGGGCGTGAATCTTGAGACACAGGCGGAGTCAAAAAAATCTCGCCCAGTTGACCGCGAGATGACAACACCGTTGTTCCTTCTCCGATGTGTGCAGATCGGGCTTAGTTTATCTGACCTTGATCTGCTCACCATCGGAATGGTCAACGAAATGTTCATTGAAAAGGATAATGATGACTATGATTACCCGTATAAGGCAACTCAGTCGCAGATGGATGCATTCTGAGCCTATTATACACGATTTTTCGGCATCTGTCCACTATCAATTGTAGGTGAAATCAAAAGTTATATGAATATCAACACCTTTTATTTTCGGCTACTTCTGAAAAAGCTGTGTCGGGTGTTCCTCGGTCTCCTAATCTATTCCTTCGGCGTGTATCTGACCATTGCAGCGAATATAGGACTGGCTCCGTGGGACTGTTTTTGTATGGGTATCTCACAGCATATACCGCTGAACTACGGCAGCACAATGGTGCTGGTCTCGGTCACAGCAATTCTTATACAGCTTCTGTTCCGGGAAAGCATCGGCTTTGCAACCACATTTGACGCTCTGCTGACCGGCAGACTAACACAGCTTTATCTTGACATTTCCCCGTATCCCGAAAACCATAGTCTGTGGCTCGGAATTGTTCTGTTATTGCTCGGCTTTCTGATTATTGATCTCGGCATCTATGTGTATATGTCTGCGGAACTGGGCAGCGGTCCGAAAGACGGTCTGACGATCGTTATCGGGAAAAAGCTGCCGAAAATACCAATCGGCATGATTGGGATACTGCTGTGGTCGGTGGTTACACTGATTGGCTGGATGCTCGGCGGCTCTGTCGGTATCGGGACGCTTCTGTCTATCTTCGGTGCAGGCTTTGTCATGCACATCTTTTACGATACCATCGGATTTGAGCCGAGAAAGCTGAAACACAAAAGCCTGAAAGAGACATTTCGGCTGATGAAACGATAACAGCACCGATGGTGCTTATATATATCCACTGAAAGGTAGGTGATCCGCATGTCAGGCAGAACCAAGGGTATAACCGTTGAGATCGGTGGTGATACAACAAAACTGCAAAAAGCCCTGCAGGGTGTCGAAAAGAACATCAAAAATACGCAGACACAGCTCAAAGATGTGGAAAAGCTGCTGAAACTCAATCCGACCAATACGGAGCTTCTCGCACAGAAACAGCGGTTGCTTGCCGATGCTGTATCATCGACCAGCGAAAAGCTCGAAACGCTGAAAAAAGCAAGCGAACAGGCTGCAAAAACCAAGGACAACTACGATGCATGGAAGGCAAAGTACGACCCTATCAAGCAGAAAATCGGTGAGACCGAAACAAAGCTCAAGGAACTGAAAGAGCAGAGCAAGATCGCCGATGAACAACTTTCCAAGGGCGAGATCTCACAGGAAAAGTACGATGCTCTGCAAAGTGAGATCAAACAGACCACAGACGAACTGAACGGTCTGAAACAGCAGGCAAAGGATGTGTCTGATGAATTCGGTCATCCGATCCCTCCAGAGCAGTACGACGCCCTTCAGCGTGAGATCGTTGAAACGGAACAGGAACTGCAAAATCTACAGCAGGAAGCAGCAAAATCTCAGGCGGCACTTGTGAAACTTGGTGAAGCGGGTGCTTCTCTTGAAAAAGCCGGAGATAAGATCGCTACAGTTGGTACGAACCTGACAAAATATGTGACTATGCCGATTCTCGGTATCGGAACTGCTGCGGTCAAAACGACCGCGGACTTTGATGCTTCCATGAGCAAGGTTTCCGCTGTATCCGGTGCCACCGGTGAGGATTTAGAGGCTCTCCGTGCAAAAGCCCGTGAGATGGGCAGTCAGACAAAATTTTCTGCTTCGGAAGCCGCAGATGCCATGAACTATATGGCGATGGCGGGATGGAAAACCGAGGATATGCTGAACGGTGTCGAGGGTATCATGAACCTTGCCGCCGCTTCCGGTGAAGACCTCGCAACCACATCGGACATTGTAACGGACGCACTGACGGCTCTCGGTATGAGCGCAGATGATTCCGCACACTTTGCAGATATCCTTGCGGCGGCATCCTCCAATGCCAATACGAATGTGTCTCTCATGGGTGAAAGCTTCAAGTATGTTGCGCCGATTGCAGGGTCTATGGGAGCGAGTGCGGAGGACTTATCCATCGCTCTCGGCCTTATGGCGAACAGCGGTATCAAGGGCAGTCAGGCTGGTAACTCCCTGAAAAACGCACTTGTAAACCTGACAAAGCCTACAAAACAGCAGGCAGCCGCAATGCAGCAGCTCGGATTTATCAGCACTGAGACCATTCAGAAAATCGACTTTGCAAAAGTCGAGAAGGCTGAACAGGCCGTTGAGGATGCGACTATCTCCCTTGATAACGCTCAGATCAAGCTGAATGATGCGATCAGCAAGTACGGCGAAGGCAGCTCACAGGCACAGCTTGCAAGCAACAACTATGAAAAAGCACAGTTAAAACTTGCCCGTGCGCAGGAAACGCTCGCCAAGGAACAGGAAGGCGTTTCTAAAGAAATCGCCGGAGCAAATACACTCATGACCGATGCTGACGGTAATATGCGGTCGCTCGGTGAGATCATGGGAATCCTCCGTGAGAAAATGGGCAAGGTCAATGTGGAACTGACAGATGCGGACGGCAATGCCCGTGAGTTTGACGATATTATCGCGGAACTGTCCACAACCACAGAAGGCCTTGCACAGGCAGAGCAGATGCAGGCGGCAGCCGCTATCTTCGGTAAGCAGAACATGGCGGGTATGCTTGCAATCATTAACGCCAGCGAGGAGGACTACAACAAACTCTCTACCGCCATTTACGGCTGTGAAGGCACGGCAAAGGACATGGCAGACACCATGCAGGATAATCTCGCCGGACAGCTCACCATACTGAAGTCGCAGCTACAGGAGCTTGCTATCTCCTTCGGTGAGATCCTGATGCCCGCAATCAGGGCTATTGTAAGCAAGATTCAGGCTCTTGTGGATAAGTTCAATGCGATGTCTCCGGCAACAAAGGAAACCATTGTCAAAATCGCACTTGTGGCGGCGGCACTGGGACCTCTGCTTGTGGTCATCGGAAAAACAATGGTCGGTGTCGGCAAGCTGATGCAGCTTGTGTCTAATCTGCCGTCTATGATCGCAGGAGCAAAAGCAGCTTTTTCTTCCTTCGGCGCAGCCATCGGTGGTATATCCGCGCCTGTGGTCGCTGTCATTGCGGTCATTGCCGCTCTGGTAGCGGCTTTTGTTCATTTATGGCGTACCAACGAGGACTTCCGCAACAAGATTACTGCGATCTGGGAACAGATAAAAAGCATTTTCTCAGGCTTCTGTCAGGGTATTGTTGACCGTATCAACGCACTGGGCTTCGACTTCAAAAATATCGGTGAGGTCATCAAGGCTGTATGGGACGGGCTCTGCAAGTTCCTGAAGCCGATCTTTGAGGGAACATTTCAGCAGATCGCTAACATCTTCAAAGCTGTGACAGATATTATCCTGAATCTCCTCGATGTGTTTATCGGCATTTTCACGGATGATTGGGATAAGGTATGGAACGGCATCAAGGGTATTTTCGTGGCAGTGTGGAATTTCCTGAAAGATACGCTGAAAAACTACCTGAATGTGCTGTGTAACCTGTTCGGCACGAGTCTCGGTGAAGTAAAGGAGTTCTGGGTAAATGTATGGAACGGCGTTAAGACCTTTTTCGTCAATATCTGGAACGGGATCAAAAGCTTCATTACAGGCATAGTCAATGGAATCAAGAACTTTTTTGTATCCGTCTGGACTGGTATCAAAGACTTCTTTGTCAGCATTTGGACGGCGATTTACAACAGCGTATCCGAGAAAATCAACCTGATCAAAACGGTTATCACGGTCGTATGGAACGCCATTCATACAGCAATCACCACGGTGCTGAATGCAATCTGGAATGTCATTTCTACAGTATGGCAGACCATTTATGACTTCATTTCGCCGCTGCTGGACGCATTCAAATATCTGTTTGAGACGATTTTTGAAGCGATCCATGTGATTATTTCTCGTGTCATGGACTGGATTCACGAGAAAATCACGACCACATGGGAAACCATCAAGGCTGTTGTGACAATCGTGCTGGAAGCAATCAAGACGTTTTTCGAGACGATCTGGAATGCGATTTCTTCCACGGTCAGCACGGTGATGGATGCAATTTACAATGTGATTTCTACAGTCTGGAACACAATCTCCGGCTTTATCTCCGGGGTGCTGAATGCGATCTGGTCTGTGATTTCTTCTATCTGGGAGAACATCAAAAACCACATCACCAATACGCTGAATGCGATTCATGCGGTTGTTTCTGCGGTATGGAATGCAATTTCCGGTTTCATTTCCGGTGTGGTGAATGCGATTTCCAGCACAGTTTCTTCTGTCTGGAACGGCATCAAGAACACAATCACCAATATCCTGAACGCCATTAAAACAACGGTATCGAATATCTGGGACAGCGTGAAAAATGCCGTGACGCAGAAGATCACGGCAATCAAGGATACTATCGTCAACGGCTTCAATGCCGCAGTCAACTTCATCAAGAATCTCGGCTCTCAGGCATTCCAGTGGGGCGCAGATATTATCAATAACATCGTCAGCGGCATCAAGAACTGTATCGGCAAGGTCGTAGATGCGGTCAAGGGTGTTGCAAACAAGATTAAGTCCTTCCTGCACTTCTCTGTACCGGATGAGGGACCTCTTGCGGATTTCGAGAGCTGGATGCCGGACTTCATGCAGGGGTTGGCAGAAGGAATCAGTAAAAACAGCAGCGTGGTGACAGATACCGTTGCTAATTTCGGCGGCAAGGTTGCAGAGGCAGTCAGGGCTGTTGTGCAGAATGCGCTGGATACGGTTACCGGTATTGTGAGAAATGCGATGCCGGAGATACTGAATACAGTTTCTGAAATCTGGGAACAGATCAAGGCATCCATCGTAACTATGCTGGGACAGCTCGGTACAGACATCAGCACCGCATGGCGCAAAGTCAGTGATTCTGTCAAAACCGCCATTGACAATATCCGTAATGTCATTTTCACTTCATGGGAGGGCATCAGCACAGTCGTATCAACGGCACTGTCAGGTGTCGGAAATGTTGTATCAACCGTATGGAGCGGTATTTATTCTTTCATCTCCGGTAAACAGACAGATCTTCAAACCGTGATTTCTTCCACATGGAATGCGATTTCTGAAGGTGTAAAAAATGTCCTCAGTGCAATAGGCACAGCCGTACAGAATGTTTGGAGCGCAATGCCCGCAAGTGTGCGGAATGTTATGAACAGCATAAGAGATACCGTGCAGAATAATTGGGAGAAAGTGAAATCGAATCTGCTTTCTGTCATGGACAAGATCCGCAGCGGCATTGAAAAAGGCTGGAACAGTATTGTTTCTGAAATCAGTAAGGCTCTGGACAACATCAAAAGTGTTATCACGGTAACATGGAAGGCTGTATCTTCTGTAATTGATTCTGCATTGGACGGCATCAAGAAGATTATATCGACAGTGTGGACTGCTCTGAAAAATCTCATAAATACCGGGCAGCTTGACATCAAAAATGTGATCTCAACAACATGGAACGCTGCGAAAGATGTGGTAAATACTGCCCTGAACGGCATCAAATCCGTGGTGCAGACAATCTGGAGTGCAATGCCTGAAATCGTCCGGAATCCGATGAATCAGGTCAAGGACGCTGTGATTTCGATCTGGGACAACATCAAAAACGGGATCAACGATAGGCTCGGTGGTGTGCGGGATGCAGTATCCGGTGCGATGAATGCTGTGTACAGCGCAGTAATGGATAAGGTCAACAGCTCGTGGTCGTGGGGACGTGACCTCATGCAGAATCTCATTAACGGTCTGAACTATATGCTCGGCAATCTCATCAATACGGTTGCGGATGTGGCGCGGGCGATCAGCGATTATCTGCACTTCTCTGTTCCCGACAAGGGACCTCTGACGGAATTTGAAAGCTGGATGCCTGACTTTATGAAGGGGCTTGCTGACGGCATCAACAAGAGCAAAAAGTATGTTGAGAAGGCAATTTCCGGTGTTGCGGATGCCATGACCATTGCGATGAATTCCGACTTCAATGTGGATATGTCCGGTGTGACCGGTGCAATGGTAGGCGCAGGCGGGACAACCGTAGTCAACAACTACAATAACGACAACAGCCGCACAGTGAATCAGACAAATAATAGTCCGAAATCGCTGTCACGGCTGGAAATCTATCGTCAGACGCGGAATGCGCTGAATGTGTGATGGGGTGGGAGCAATCCTGCCCTATACATATTATTATATTCGTGCGTTTCTTTATAAAACTATACTTTGCTTTTCTTTCATTTTCTGCCAACTGAAAAAGCTGTAAATATCATTAATAAGGAATACTGTAAAGCATACGACCACTGAGATGTATCTAATATCAGTCATACTTGCCATTATCCAAAGAATAATCAGTACAATATCATTTGCGGAGTATGCTATTGCATAGAACGGGCTTCGTCGGAATGTCAGATAGACAGCGAGAAAACTCGTTGCAACTGATAGTGTGCTGGGGATGATGTTGGCGGTATGAAATGAATGCAATACGAAGTAAATGACTGTTGTTACAATAACTGCTAATATGGACATAAATACTATTTCTGACTTGCTTATGCTGTTTACCCTGACTTCCGCTCTGTTACCATTAAAGGGATTACGCAGCCATGAAATCAAGGCGAATACTGCCATAGGCATGGTCATTCCGAGATAAGTTATCATCTCTCCGAAATATGAGAACTTGTACGAAATAACTCCGTAAAGCAAGCTGAACAGGATAACAAGCACTTGACCGAACGGATTACCCTTTGCATTGAATATCAGGTATGTAACGCCGATAAGTGAAGCACATAAAGTCAGATAGTTACTCCTGTCAAATATAATGAACGCAATCAGAACAAGCAAAGTCGAAACGCTCCAAAGCACGAGTTCAGACTTTGAAAAATACCCTTTGATATGTTTTATCATTACGTTTTCCTCCAAAAAATAAAGCATCTGCACACACATCTTCTAAGACCTAACGATGTGTGAACAAATGCTTTCCGCATTCCTACCCGGTGGCAGTAATTGTAATATTGTTACATTGATTATACCATAAGGAACTGAAAAAGTCAAGAAGGCGGTGATATCATGTTTTTCAGCCTTATATTAGAAAATGCAGCCGGTGACAAGATCGATATGACGGCTACAGCAAACCAGTATATGACATCTCAGATTGAGGGCTTGTCACCTCCGCCCGGAACAATCAGCACATCTAGTTATGCCGGCATGGACGGCAGTTACCTGAACAATGCATTCATTGAAAAGCGGAATGTGGTCATTCACTTTGAGATGCGCGGTGTGGGGGTAGAAGCCCGCCGTCACCAGCTATACAAGGTGGTGAAGCCGAGCCGTTATGTCAAGGTCTACTACAAGACCGCAGGCATAGATGTGTTCACTGAGGGCTATGTGGAAACCTGTGAGGTCAGCAACTTCGAGCAACTTGTCACCGGACAAATCTCTATTCTCTGCCCGGATATCTACTGGTATTCTACGGAATCTGTCATGGCGTATTACAGCCAGATCACGGGTGCATTCACATTCCCGTTCCCGACCGAGAGTAACCCGGAGCCATTTGTGCTGGGCAAATATAATACGCAGAACATCATGGAAATCATCAACGACGGTGACGAGATCGGGTTCACACTTGTAATCGAAGCCCTCGAAGATACAAGATCGCCCACGCTGTACAATGCGGATACAGACGAATATCTGCAAATCACGGGAGAGATTCTCGCTGGCGACATTATTACCGTGACGACAAAGACAGGTCATAAGACAGTAACGCTCGACAGAGGCGGTGTCAAGACAAATATCATCAACCGCCTTGTATCCGGCTCAACCTGGCTGACGCTGCGTGAGGGAAAGAACCGGTTCTATCTCCGTGGAACAGGACTGCAAAATCTGAGGGTGACTATCGTACACACAAACGCTTATCTGGGGGTGTGATATGCAGATTGAAGTGTATAACATGGAAGCAAATGAGAGTAATCTGACAATCACACTGGAAGCAGTGTGCGACAGCTTTTCTTCGCTGCTATGGGATATTGAATACTACCAGTGCGGCAGTTTTGAGGTGTATATCGCAGCCAATCCGGAGAATCTCGCTATCTTTCAGACCGGGCGCATTGTCAGCAGAGATGATGACAGTCAGCATTTCGGCATAATTGAGTCCGTTCAGATTGACACTGATGCCGAGAACGGCGACTATCTGACCGTAAAAGGCAGATTCCTCATGTGCCTGCTGGAAAGGCGTATCATCAATCCAACGCTTTCTATCACTGCCGATACCGCTTACAGTGATATTGTCCGCAATTCAGTCACGCTGAATGCAATACAGCAGGATAACCGCCGTATTCCGGGATTTTCCCTCGGAACTGTGTCCGGTTCTTGTTGGGAGCAGACAGCGACTTTGCAGGTGTCATATGCAAATCTCATGGAATGGGTGTATACAATTTGCGAAAAGATCGGCGGTACAGCGAATATCCGGCTTATAAAAGATGTTGGTGAGACATACAAAATGGTACTTGATCTCTCGGAGGGTACTGACCGCAGCCTGACGCAGGATACAGAGCCGCATATCATTTTCTCGGATGCATACAGTAATCTGCTCTCATTCTCCTATGCTTCAGATTCCGCTGTCACTCGCAACTTTGCCTACATCTATGGGCATGGTGAAGGTTCTGAACGCAAGCACACCACATATTGTGTTGGCGATGAGCCATCATATCTGAACCGCTACGAATTGTATGTGGACGCAAAGGATATCTCAGAGGAGGAACAGGTCGAGGGTGAGACAGTGCCGATTCCGGAAGAAAAATATATCGAGCTGATGAAGACAAGAGGCTCTGAAAAGCTGGTTGATCCGAAAACAGCATCGGAATCGGAGATAGCGGCAGATTCTACACAGTATGTCTACAACCGTGATTATTATGTCGGTGACTATGTGACCGTGGAGCATAAGCGTTTCGGCATGATTCAGCCGAAAGTGCAGCTCATCGGCATGATCGAGGCTTTCGACCAAAACGGCAGAAGCCTGACACCGACATTCAGAAAGGAATGATAACATGGCATTTTCATGCGGCTTTTTCAATTCAAAAGGTCTTGACAGAACCTATACGGCGGAGAACTTCACGGAGTATCTCGGCAGCATTATCTGCAATGGCATCCTTGACACCTACGGGCAGAATTTCAAGCTGACGGCGGCTTCTTCCGACTTGAAAGTAATTCTCGGCACGGGCAAAGCGTGGATCAACGGACATTATTTCGTTAACGATTCCCGATACACCATTGACCTGTCAGAGTATATGGACGAGTCTCTGCCGCGTTATGTGGGTATTGTAATTTATCTTGATACGACAGAATCCGTCCGCAGTGTGACGCTGAAGCTGTTCCCCGGCACACCTACCGAAAATCCGTCGCTGCCGTCCATTCCACAGGATGCTGATCATGTGCGGCTGCTTATGTATGCGGTGCGTCTGAATCCGGGAGCGACAGAGCTGTCCGACCGTGACTGGTACGATTACCGTGAGGACGCTAATGTCTGCGGATACTGCAAGTGCATCCTCGGAAAATGCAAGGTCACTGAGCTGATGTCACAAATGGCGCAGCTTATCGTTGAAGTGCAGGAAAACAACCAGACAATTGAGGAGCTTACCAACAAGGTGGACGAGCTGACAGCAGAGGTTGAGGATATCGGTGATGTGATCTTAGCAGGACAGTGCGGCGATAATGTCTACTATGTGCTGTATTCCAACGGTAAGGTGCTGCTGAAAGGAACCGGACCCATGTACGAGTACGATAGCTCCGACCGTTCGCCGTTCTACAGGAATGACGCAGTTAAGAAAGTTGTGGTATCTGAGGGAATCACTTCTGTCGGATACGATGCATTTTTGCGCTGTATGAATCTTGAATCTGCTTCGCTCCCGTCAACGCTCACATATATCGGCAGCGGTGCTTTCATGCCTGCGGATGAATATCCGAGCGCAGCCGGAAAGCTGAACAGCATTACAATTCCCGATGCTGTTACGACAATCGGCGGCGGTGCTTTCTGGGGTGCTGCATTGACATCTCTTACGATTCCGCATAATATTTCTTCAGTCGGCAGCTATGTTTGCAGAGATTGTACACGACTGGTATCCGTAAGATACGAGGGTTCTGTAATCGGAGCATATATGTTTGTGAGCTGTACGTCTTTGAGTGAGTTCACAATCGCAAATACGGTTACAGAAATCAAGGAGCATTGCTTCAATTACTGTACTTCACTTCAGACGATCACTTATGAGGGTAGTCTGGCGCAGTGGCAGGCAATTCCGAAGGGTACAAGCTGGGACGGCAAAGGCGGCTCCGGACTTGCTGTATCCGGTCTGACTCGTATCCAGTGCCTTGACGGATTTATGGAATGGGATGCAGAGAACCATGAGTGGAAGGTTGGTGAAGAATAATGTGGAAATTTCTTGTAAAGAATCAGAGCATTGAGATCGTGGAGCGTGAAATTCTCGCAGACCACCAGATCCAATATGTGCAGTTCAAATTCACATTTGACGGTGACTGGAAGCATTTTCACAAGGTAGTGCAGTTTTCACAATGCGATGAGGTGTATTCCGTTGTTCTTGGCACAGATGGAACGACCTTGTATCTGCCTGCAGAGCTTCATGCGGGTGCGGCAAAAATGGCTGTGTTCGGCTATGACACGGAATCGGATACAACAGTGAGAGCAACAACAGTTCCCGTAACGCTGAATATCCGTGAATCCGGATTTGAAGGCGATGATCCGCCCATCCCGCCGACACCGGATCTGTATACACAGCTTCTGAAACGTATCGAAGATGCAGAGCATGGTCTTGACGGCAAATCCGCCTATGAGATCGCTGTGGATCACGGCTATGTCGGCACGGAGGAGGAATGGTTGGCATCATTACACGGCAAGGACGGCATCACGCCGGATATGTCGGAGTATCCGAAAACGACAGAAGTGCAGACCATTGTTGAGACTGTTATTCAGCCTGTAGCGGAGGAGGCACACGCTCATCCCAATAAGGAAACGCTCGACCGCCTGACACCGGAACTGATGCAGGAGCTTGAAGGCTTGCAGCAGTTTGAGGACAGCACCACCTATGAGATCCAGACGCTGAATGAAGCAGTTGAGAACCTCAGACCGAGTACGCATACGCATAATAATCTCGATGTTCTGAACGCACTGACAGCGGCACTTCTCGCAGATTTGCAGGGCTTACAGCAGTTTGAGGACGCAACTAACTATGATATCCACGATATCCGTGAGGCTCTGCTTCCTATTAGCTCTGCGGCGCACACACATAACAACAAAGATGTGCTGGATACCATTACTGAACAGTATATGCGTGATGAAGTGGCTTTTCATGCACAAACAGCAAACGCTCTGCATGGGCTGTCTACCGGACTGAGCGAGGTATCCGCACAGGCGCATTCTCATGCCAACATGGCGATTCTTGATTCCATCACTCAGGAAATGCTTGACGATATCTCTTCTATCGCAACTGTGGTCGGACAGGCACACTGGCATCACAATCTCACTACGCTGAACAGTATCACCGAATCACATGTTACACGATGGAACGACGCATACACCGCCGCAATGAACCTGAACGAGCGTGTGGGTGTCAACGAGGGTGTGTTCGAGCGTTTCAAGACGGAAATTCTCTATGATATGCAGGGCGCAAAGACCTCTATCACGGATATCAATACAAGACTCGCTGCTGTCGAGGAAGCTCTTGCA